GAGTATTCTTTGGAGCATTGGCCTTAGATTTGCCATTTCCGTTTACCATTTTAACTTGTTTGTTTTAAAAACCCCCCCTCCTCCCAGGTTTGCTGCTTAAACGAACACAATTTCGCGACCATCTTGGCCGCGATCTTCATCGCTAATTCGATGTAACAATTGACAGTCTTCAATTTCTTTGAATGTCCTGGCTTGATTAAGTCTTGTGTCCAATTCGGCAGCCTGCAAGTTGCTCATCCCTAACTCCAGCGCGACGGAGTCCAACATTGCAGTCCAGCCATTCGATACACCCGGGCATGGCCAAGCGCTGAGGTGTTCTGACTTAAAACGTTCCTCAGCGGTTACTGGCTCAAACTTCCGAGACAAATCGCAACCACTAATGGCTAGTACACTACGCACGTACGACGAAAGAACTGGTGTGGTAGGATCCATGGTCAAATAACCCATGTATTTTGCCCACATTGCTTCTTTGGGTGGTCGAGAGCTGTTGGTGACAATAGGCAATTTAACGAGTGCCCTTGCTACACTGAAATGTGACCAATTATTTAATCTTGCGTCCGGAAAGATACGGCCTAGAAAGGAGACACGTCCATCATGAATAAGCAATGATTTGATTTTCAGACCGCAATTCTTTGCGACTGTCACAATGTCATATTTGCCATTATCCAATCCGTCGTCTCCATATTTAGGGCCAATGGACTTGAACGCTTGTATTGGCGTTTCTCCACTTTCTCTTGCCGCAACGTAAACTATAAACGCATTGATCAATGTGTTCCCAATGGTTGTCAGTGGTGATCCTGACAACCTGCTCCCTCCAGTGTTGTACTTAACTCCATGTTCAGTTCGTCCCTGAATATTGAGTTCATCGGCCAGCAGTTTATTTAGTTCTGGCCGATCAGCAGGATTCGTACACTTGATAATGCACGCAAACTCAACCGCCCTGCGTAATGCGGCTGAAATGGATCCATCAAACCGTGTGTAATCTGTCTCATTGATTGGAATTCCAATCTCATTCATCAATGAGACGAAGGCATGGACTGCATTTGCCGTTTGTTCCGGATTTCCGCCTGGACAATACCAAGGCGCAAAACTAGTCTCCGGACCAAACTGTTCTTTGAGGTGTTCCGCAAATGCGTACGTGAATTTGGACAAATTGCGCTGGTGGTTGGTTTCAGTCATTGAAATATTGCGCGGGTCTTTTGCTCCTGTGTAAACTTCACGTTTCTGGAAGGCGGAAACATTATTTTTCGGTTTCCTTGCCATTCCATCGTCCTTTCTTCTACGTCTTGCCTGGGCTGGCAAGTTCTGTGCCCTGTCAACTTCTTCGATTGTCCATGGCTTGATAGTGGCTGCTTCACGTTCTATCTTAACGTATTTCGCCGTTTTGCGACCAATTAGTCGCCTCACCTTCCTGGTACAAACCATGTTGACAAATTCAGTCGCATATTCCAAATATTTTTCCGGTAATTCAGCAATGTTCTTAACCTTGTCGATTCGACCATGAATGCATGCAACATCATTGGCTTCACAACTGTTCGGAGCGCAGCCCAAATCATCCGGGTGGACAATTGATGGGGCTTGCATGGTCGCAGTTATTTTGCCAGTGTCGTATGCATTGTACGGTCGTTCTGATGCTGTTGGAATTTGCATGTAATTCACTTTCGGCGTAAAATCAATTGGATCTCCGTTGTTGAAAAACGTGAAAAGTCGGTCGACTTGACCTGACTTGCTCGTTTCACAAACTGCCCGCTTGACTACGCCAGTGGTAAATTTGTCGCCCATTTCTACCTTCTTGTTGGCTAAATTGATGGCTTCTTCTTCAGTAATGACAATTTTTCCTTGTCCCATCAATTTCTTTTCCGTCAATTGGAATGTCTTCTGGCTGCCTCTGCCAAATACACCATACAAATAGTCTTTATTTTCACTGACACGGTTATCGCGAACAAGTTCAGTAACTTGTCCGTATTCATAACTCGCCCCACAAATCTTGGCTATCATACAGTGCATCCAATAAGGAATCCAGCTGCTTGCCACTGGGAAAATTCCCACCATGAACCGTCCTTGTACGTTGGGCTGCTTGACGACTTCGACCTTTGAAATACAAAAGTCGCGGTCGAACCAGCCCAAAAACCCGCGACGTCTGATCAATTTGAGATCAGTGTCATAGGCCCACACTTTGGATCGATATCTGGCACCCCCGTTAACGTACTCTTCCATGACACCGGGCTCAACGAACTTGTAATATCCGTCGCCTGTGTCACCGGAAATGTCTTCGGGAATGTGTGTGTAAAGCATCATGGGATGATGTGCATATTGTGAAAAAGAATCGATGTAGTAATCAACGTCAACCATGCAGACAATGTGTTTGTCTTCAAGGTTGTCGCATTTGTACTCAGTCATCAAGTCCGAATCACCATATACCAATCTAGTTCCATCGACGTTGAATTTTTCTTCGCGTTTTGAAGTTGATAAATCGTAGCGCACCCAGTCAGTTTTGTTCAATTTATTGGCATGTTCGATGAAGTTGCTCAAGCTTGTTGTTGCTTGGCATCGGGCATTTGCCGCTGCTGGGTGTGCGTAGTTATTCACGGTTGAACGAAAAGCCGCAGCTTTGTTCATGACGAATTCAGTGCGCCAGGCTGTTGTTATAGGATCTCGCGCGCACTTGTGGACATAATATTGGGTCAATTTGGTGAAAAGACGCTGTCCAAACGTCCTCCTTAACCACACGCATGTAGTGGAAATAGTCGCAACACCGGCTGTGCCGGCGGCGCCTATTGCAATGTCCGTGACCACCGCTGAATGCGAAGTCACAAACGAAGTTGTTGCGTGGGTAAGGCCCACCATAAGAGCAGTTTCAACTACTACCATCGTTTCGTATGAACTTGGGAGGATAAACTGGTCAAT